TCTTTTGATTTTTACTGTATTTGACATAACCTTTATTATTATTAATTATTTACAGTGTAAATATACGATCCCTATCTCAGGTAACCAAATTTTTCGCGCGAGAAAGAAAAAAGCTTAACCGAAGTTAAGCTATTTTTCAAAAAGGGGTGGTAAAAAATCTTAGAAGTTCAATACACAATAATCTGGTTGAACTGTCATAGTTAATTCTTGAGCAGTATCTACTGTATCCCAGTTATAATCTCCAAACGAAGCATCAGTAATCATAGCTCCTTTAATGATCCATTCTGATACGATATCACCTACAGGTCCTAGTACATTTACAGTTAAATCTTTCTTATAGAAATCACTGTAACCATCTCTACCAGTTACTGATTCATGGTGTAATCTTACCCATTCCATTACTGCTTGAGCTCCTGAAGGAGTGATAGGATCAAACAATGTAAATTCTATAGTATTCCATACTGTTTTTCCTTTTACATATCTTTGAACATTAATATGGTTTAATTCAACAGATCCTTGTGTTAAAGAAACTGCTCCAACACCTTTCATTATATAAGAAGGAAAACCGTCTACAAATAGAATAAATCTATTAGCTTGTTTAGGTTCAAAAGCTGTGAAAAATATTTCGTTCGGGTTTAATACTGCCATTTTATTTTCTTATTTTATTATAAATATTCTATTTTTAAATTCTTACGCTGGGAATGTTGCTCCAGTTGGTAATACATTGAAATCTAGTATAATAAATTCAGCTGTTTTAGTTGGTTGTAGGAATATTTGTCCTATTAACTCATTTCTATCTATAACATCTGGTGTGTTATTACTATCATCCATTACTACTTTGAACGCATACAATCCTTGTCTTTGTTGAACTGATTCTAAATATGGATTAACTTGTGTTAAGAAGTTTTGTCTTGTTGCAATTGTATTTTGTTCAAATACTAAATTATCTGCAATTTGAGAAATAAAATCCTTAAGTGTAATTAATAGTCTACGTACATTAACTCTATCTAATGCAGAAGCAGCTTTTTGTAATGTTTTCTGACCGAATACAACTACTCCTTGATTAGGGAATGTAGCAATTGGGTTTACATTTGCTTCATATAAACTATCTCTATTAGCAGAAGTTAATTTTCTTTCAGCTCTAACAACTTGTCCCATTCCTCCTCTATTAATTCCAGCTGGTGCAAACCATGGATCTGCTGATGCATCAGTAAATGCATAGATTCCAGGAATAAAAGTTGATGGTGGAATAAATACTAACTCTCCAGTATTTGGATCAATTGTTTGAACCCAAGGCCAGTAAGCTGCTGCATAACTAGAATCAACGCCTCCTGCTTGACCCGTTACTGCCGCAATTGAAGAGTTATAAGCTACTAAATCCATTACAAAAATAGAATCACCTCTAGCAATTGTATTATTTAATACACTAGTAGTTTGAGTTCCATAATCTGCAGCATATAATCCAGGAATTGAAATAACATTATATTGATAGTTATCTGTATCAGCTAGTAATGCAATTGCATTTGTATAATCTGTACCAACTAATCCTTGAGAATCTGTACTATTAATATTTTGATAAAAATTAGCGGCTCTTGTTGCTGGGATATTACTACCTAAACCTCCACCAAATGTTCCATATGCACTACCAGATCCTAAGGCAGGTAATGAACTTGTAAATTGTGGTTTTGCATTTCCAGCATTATCTAAATAATTTGGAGTTTTTAAAGGCACTTCTTTTACTCTAACATAAGCTGAGATATTAGGATTTGATCCTGATTCTTGTAAGAAAGTATTGCCATCTCTAGTTACTACAGTAGTTGATATATCTCCAATAGCTTTTGCAATATAATTTGATGCAAAAGGATCTAATGAAATATTATTATAAGATTCTAATACAACTTTATTTGATTGGTTATCATTACCTCTTCTAATTAATAGAGTAAATGTACCTGATGAAGTATTTACAGAAGCTATTTCCCATCTAATGTTATCTGCTGATCCACTAACTAAAGATCCATTTGAACCAGTAACGTTACCAGCGGGATTAAAAGTATTCATTATAATTCCCTCAGAAATTGTTTCTAAAATAAATGGGGAATTACCTGTTGTATTTCCTGCTGATGCCGTTGGAACAGCCGAACTTGATGCAGGTGAAAATGAACCACTTGTAACTCTAGTTACTAATAGAGATTCGCCACCATTTTGAAAATATTGATTAGCTGCTATAGAAGTCAAATATGTATATTGCCCTGATCCACTTTGTAAAGCTCCACCAAAAACTGCTTGGAATGAACTAAATGAACTTACTAGTGTAGGTCTTTCAACAGGACCTTTAACAGTTGGTCCTATAATAGCTGCACCTCTAGTTAAGGGTTGGGCTGTAACAAAAGATTGATCATTTTCTCTTGCTAATACTCCAGGAGATATTAATGTTTCTGCCATCTTATTATATTATTTTTAATATTGTTTTATTATAAATATTAAAAAATCTTTCAAAAAACTATTTTACTAGAGTTATTTCTCCAGTATCTAAATCAATATTACCTTCTCCATATTTTTCTTGTAGTTCTTTTCCTACTTTATTAGATTCCTCTTGCAAATTAGCTAAACGTTCTAAAGTATCTGATCTTTGTCCTTCTAGAATTGCCTTTTGAATATCTATATTTCCTAATTGAAAGGTAATTTCGTTATTTTGTCTCCTAAAACCTCTAAGTTGTTCTAACTCATCTTTTGATAACTTGATTTTTTCACTCATTATATTATTTTTACGTTAATTATAAATATGGTTTACTTTTGTTTAGTTAAATATTCTTTTACTGCTTCGTAAACCTGTTTAACAGTAATAGATCTTTGACTTATATGTTGGTTTTCAGTTCCCTTAAATTCAGGATCCCAATCCCAATCACCTGGGTCAAATACATAGTTTGGATTTGACCAGACATTATTTCTTACATTATGATTTTCTATTTTAGTTAAATTTTTAGTAAATTCATAACCATAAGGAATAAAGTTATTAATCATAATAGTATGTTTATTTAAAGCCCAATTTACCCAAGATAAACCAGAACCTAAACCTATAAACACTTCTGCATGATGCAAATAATTCCAAGTAGATTCCCAATCTAATTCTTTTTTATTAATAATATGATCACCTTCAAATCCTTCATAAGATAAATTAACTACTTTATATCCATCCTTATGTAATAATTCTGCTAATTCTCTCCAATTATCATAAGGCCATTCTTTTATTCCAGCAGTTGATCTAGGACCAATGCAAATATACTTTCCTTTAATTGGTTTTTTACTAGGGGCAAAATCTAACCCATAATTTAATTCTCTAAAAGGTACATTTAAAATATCAGTTATACATTTAATTAGGGGTATAGCATTTGGTTGAACTGGGTTTTTAAGTCCATTATCCCACTTTCCATCTGTTTTAAACCATCCAATAGTATAATGAGCATAAGCTTCAAAAGGTACATTTGGTGGGATAAAATCTATATGCTCATATTTTTCTAAGTATTCAAACCATTCATTATGAAATGTACTAACAGTAACATCACAATTATATATCTTTTGAAATTCAACAACTTGAGGCATCCACGCAATAGTATCCCCTATTGATTTTGAATCAAACGTAATTTTTACCTTTTTATTTTCTAAATTTAATTTATGTTTTACTTCCCCATTTATTTTTATAATCCAAGGAATATAGTATTCTTTGTGACATTTAGTCCAGTAGTTATTTTTTATAGTATCCTTATATTCTACTTCCCCATTAAAACCATTTATAAATTCAACTATATACGTTTTTGGTATATTACCAATAACTTCTACTTTAGGCCCACTTTCAAAGCTTATTTCTACTTTATTTTCTTTTTTCATTTTTTTCTAAAATTGTTTTATAAAAATTTAAATGTTCAATAGCAAAATTAAAAGGTGTATTTTTTATATTATCTAATTTATATTTAATTGGAGAAAAAATAGTGTCAATTAAATTATGTTTATCTATATTTACGTCATTAGTTAAAGGTACAATATAAGGAAGATATTCATTACCATAATGGTCTAAATTAAAAGCCATAATTTTTGTATTATTTGAAATTGCTTCTTTTAATACTATAGGATTACATTCCCAATCAGAAGTAAATAACATTAAATCAGCAAACCCAAAAAATTTATCTATATCATTTCTTTCACCCCAAATATTGACATTAGGAGGGATATCTTTCATTATTGGTTCCCAATATTCCTTAAAATTAGGAGCCTGATTACCTAAAAAATGAAATATATAAGTAAACCCATATTTTTCATATAATGATTTAGCTATACTAAGGGCGTATTTCTGATTTTTACCTGGTGTCCATAACCCAATGTTAATGATATGGAATTCACCTTTTTTTAGGTAACCCATTTCATCTAAAATTTCATCCCTTGATTTTTTACTTTGAATACTTTTATCAATAGGAAATGAAATTAATGATTTTAAAGCACTTCTATTTTTAAATGTTTCATCTATATGATGTTGAGTGACACAGGCATACCCATCTGGTTCGTATAATTTATCTTCATCAGGATTAAAATACATGTTATGACATGTTTCTACTATTTTCCAAGGATGCTTTTTATTATATAGCTCTTTAAGTAGTTTTTTATCAAATGGATTAAATGAATCAAAACCTTCAGGTATTTCTTCTATATGAATTATATCAAATTTTTTCTTATATAAGAATTCAATTAAATCCTTTTTTTCACCATGAATACCTTTTTCTGGGGAGTATAAATTGCCAAAATTATAGTAATTATCTCCTACTAATTCAATTATTTTATTTTTTTGGACTACAAAAGTATGACTATAATCACACCATTCTAAAACAGATATATTAGCATTAGTAAACTTAGATAAAGATTCTATTCTTTTAAGTAAAAAAGCAGGCATCCCACCTGTACTTAGATGAGGAGCTAAGAATAAAATATTAAGGTCTTCTTTTCCCACTTAAACCAAATTTACTTAGCTTGTACCAAGCTCTTTCGTGTAGGTAATACAGAACCATTTTGGTAATTACTTCTACGCCTCCAATAGCCAATCCTATCTCCCATGAACCTGTAATTATCCCCGATAATATTATTGTGTCTAATGTACCTATTATTCTCCATGAAATTGTTTTAGCAACGTGCCTTTTATAGCTTACCATCTTTACGCATTTTGGCTCTAATTTTTGTAGCTGATATTTTTTCTATTTTTTTAGGTGGAACGTGTTCAATAATTTCATATCCAACTCCTCTTCCATAATTTATAGATTCAATATCAGGTATAATAGAAACAAATACTCTTCCTTCTTCAATTAAATCAGCAAGTTCTTCTTGAATGTGTGCTTGTACTCTATCAGCACCCCATGGTTCATCAATTGAATCTGGTCTTGTTCTAATAGCTACCCATACATTTTTACCTTCTTTTAATCTTTGATCTATCAACCAACGGTGACCTTCATGCCACGGTTGGTATCTACCAATAAACATACTATACTGTTTTGACATAATTTAAAATTTTAGTTAATGATTCTTCTGGCGTTTCGAGTGTTGTATCAATATCTAGATAATCAAAAATTGGTTTTTGAAAATCTATAACATGATATTCTTCTCTACCTCTTCTAATTTCCGCTATATTATAATGTACGAAAATTTCTTGTAATTGCCACTCCATCATATCCTTAAATTCCTCCCTTTGATCTAAATAAGGAGAAACTAAAGATACAATTACATCTTTACCTTGATTATGTAAATAATGAGCTATTTTTTGAGCAGCATCTATATTAGCTATTCTACCCTTCATAGAATAGTCTTTGTTTTTAAATAATTCTCTCATTTCATCTCCATCTATTCTATAAGCATGAGGGAGATATTTTTCTTTAAGTAAATTTGCTAAAACCGTTTTACCAGATCCTGGTTGTCCTGTAAACCAATATATCATCTATTATAATTAAAATATTCATAAAACCAAGGATAAGTATTAACTATATTTTGTGATAGTTCCATACCTAAATACTTATTATGTTGTTCATGTACTGGTTTAACTTCTTTACGAATTGTATGATCACCAAATATACCATGTACTGTGTCATCTTCTTGGGTTAACTGTTCTACATTTTGAAAATCATGTTGGTATCTTTCTATTTCAAAAAAATCATAGATTTTATTTAATTCAGTTTGGGGATTAGAAGTTAAATCTTCAAATCTTATAAATAATATATTTTTATCTATACCTTCATCTATCATTTGTTTTAATCTTTCTACGGCAATACCAATTGGGGGATTTTGAGCCCATACATCAACTCTTTTAGCCGTTGTTGTACCTACCATTTCAGCCCAATTTACTATACCACTATCTTTATCTGGGTTATTTCTAAAGTTTTTTTCCATAGAAGTATAAATAGATCTTAAATCCCTAACCATACAAACTATTTTAGGATTAGGATAAAATGAATTTAAAAAATTATAATGTATTCCCCATCCTCTAGATTTATCAACTATATACTTTTTATCTGTAATTCCATTAAAAAATCCCTTTAGTCCTTGACGGCAAAAATTAAGCCAAGCTTTTTTCATTAATTTAGGATCCTGGGCTTGAAAAGCTTTATCATTTGTATAATTATTTCTAGCTGCAAATAATAACTCTAATACACCAGAAGTAGGTGTTACATAAAAGTCAGGATTTTGTCCTAAAATATTCTGTAATAGGGTACTGCCTGCTCTAGGCAATGAAGATTGGAAAAATATTTTTTCCATTATTGATTATTTATGG